TAATCTTGAAGTGGTGAAGTATTTGAAAGAGCTTGGCATTGACCCTATGGCATTGGCTGATGGCTGGAATATGCTTCATCTGGCTGTACAAGATGGAGGTAATCTTGAAGTAGTGAAGTACCTGAAAGAGCTTGGCTTAAATCTTTAACGCTACCTTTGAATTACTATAATCCTTAACCATTTTACATGAATCCAACATACAATTATCCCTATGCAGAGCTTAGGCATAAAAACAAAATAGAAGAAAGAATAAAAGAAGTTAATTCTAAAGGAATTGATATTAACCAAAGTAAGTTAGCTGATTTATGCAAATGCTCAAGGCAATTAGTAAGTATGTGGGCTTTAAATCAAGGCCAACCCACTAAAAAATATAAGAAGATTTTATTCAATCATTTTCAATCTTTGCTTCCTGAAATGTATTTTCAAGATTTATTTTATACTGAAGTAATTGTCATTGATCCTAAATTATAATTTAATAATTTTATTTTTAACTCCCTCTCATTATGGCATCACAAATGTCAAACAAATCTCTCTTAGCCTTTGCATTAGGCTTAGGGATAGTAATAGCCATTATATTAATGGCAATGTCAGCTCCTATTCAAGTAACAGCAGATGATGAAGATGAAGTTTTAATCCATCTTCAATATGCTTACGACGATTCAGGAGTTACGGAAAGAAATGCTTTAGAAGCATATCAACGTTCATTAGAAGTATATTATAATGCCGCTTTAACTTCTTGTGAAAACTGGAAAGCATTAGCCTATTATAAAAAAGCTAATAACTATGAGATGACAAATGAAATCAGCCTAGAAGAAATAGATGCTGTTAAATGCGAAGCAATGGGTTTTTAGAAGGGGGAGAGGTATCCCAAGGACCTGAGATAACAAATTCTCAAATTCAAGCCACCTCAAATGATCTTTCAAATCTTGCCCTCCTATCTAAATCAAATATAGGTTCTGATGTGCAAGAGAAAATTCATTATGTTGATTCTCTAGCAATACAATCAGGACTAGACTTAGAGCAAAGAAAACTTCTTCTCGGATTAATAGATCATGAATCTGCTGGTACATGGTCTGAAACCATAGTAGGAGATAATGGTTGCTCTATAGGCATAGCACAATGGAATAATTGTGTTGGGAACATAGCTCCAAATATATTTGAAGAACAGGCACAAAAGATAGTTAATGAAATGGTAGACAAGTTTTCTCAAAATTCAAATCTATGGGCTGTTTCAAAACATAATGCACCTTATGGGTCATATCGTACAACTTATGTTAATAAGGTTATAGAATCATCTAAATTATTTAATTGACAATAACTAAATCATTAGTTAATATGATTATATGGATTACAGAAAATGTACACATTGTAAACAAATTAAATCTTTAGATTTTTTCCATAAATGTAAAGGAAAAGGATTTAAATTTGGGGTTTATCCTAAATGCAAAGAATGCAGAAAAATATTTACTAAAATAGATTATGAAAAAAGGAAAAAGAAAATTATTAAATATTTAAAAAAATATAGAAAAACAGAACAAGGTAAAATTACAAGAAAAAAAGAATTTTTAAATAGAAAAAAGAATCATTTTAATAAATACAGAGCAAATTATTTAACGAGTAATGCCATAAGAGATAAAAGACTTATAAGAATTCCTTGTGAAAAATGCGGAGACAAAAAAAGTCAAGCACATCATCCTGATTATGATGAGCCATTAAAAGTAATATGGTTATGTAAAAAACATCATAATGAAATTCATAAAAAACAATAAATAACTTTACTTGCCCTTAATAATGAAAAACTATATTCAATCTTACAAATCAACACTAAAGAAAGATATAAAAGGCTTTAGCGATGCTTACGAAAAACAAATAATAAAATATCCTGAACTCTATAAACGTAAAAAATCTTAACCCCAAAGTGTATGAAATACATTCGCCATGGTGACTTGCTCATCGAAAAAATAGATTCAATTCCAGAGGGATTGCCATTGAAAGGAAACTCAATTCTTTTAGAAGGAGAAATTACTAATCATTTTCATAAATTAAAAAAAGGAAAAGTATTTACAATAGAACCAACTAGAAATAACAATTATAATCTTGGTTATTTTGAATTAGATTCTATTACTCCATTAACACACGAGGAACATAAAACTATAGAATTACAGCCTGGGAAATATAAATTCTATCAACAACGCGAATGGGATGAATTAGAGGAAAGGCGTGTACAAGATTAAATTATTTAATTTATTTTAAAATGTTAACAGAACTAACAAAAGATCAATTAGTCTTAATGCAACAAACAAAGGAAGAATGGATTGCAAGAGCTTTTAGTGGGGAAGAAATAAATAAAGAACAAGCTAAAAGGGGGATTGAATGGTTATACAATTTTTGTAATTTTAAAATTCCTCAAATATTTTTTGTAGAATCTCCTTTGGCAATTCAATATGCAATGAAATATTTACAAATATTTTATAATCAAGTCGAGGATCAAGTCTGGACTCAAGTCGGGGATCAAGTCGGGGATCAAGTCGAGGATCAAGTCTGGACTCAAGGCGAGGATCAAGTCAGGAATCAAGTCGAGGATCAAGTCAGGACTCAAGTCAGGACTCAAGTCGAGGATCAAGTCAGGACTCAAGTCTGGAATCAAGTCGGGAATCAAGTCAGGAATCAAGTCGAGGATCAAGTCGGGGATCAAGTCAGGGATCAAGTCAGGGATCAAGTCAGGGATCAAGTCAGGACTCAAGTCGAGGATCAAGTCAGGAATCAAGTCGGGAATCAAGTCAGGACTCAAGTCAGGACTCAAGTCAGGAATCAAGTCTGGACTCAAGTCAGGGATCAAGTCTGGAATCAAGTCGGGGATCAAGTCGGGGATCAAGTCGGGGATCAAGTCGGGGATCAAGTCGGGGATCAAGTCGGGAATCAAGTCGGGACTCAAATCAGGACTCAAGAATTAATATATACGTCAACATCGCTTTATGGAAATATATCGGATTATGGATGGATTTCTTTTTATGATTTTTTTGAAAAAATAGGATTAATTAAATCAGAAAATTTTATTAATTTTAAATCTTTAATTCAATCAAATATTTATGGAATGATACAATTAGAAAATGTTTGCATAGCATGTGCTTTACCTAGTAATACAAATAGAGATTCAATGAATAGACTCCATTCATTGAATGAGCCTGCTATTAAATGGAAAGATGGTTTTAAATTATGGTTTATACATGGTATTTCATTTAATCAAAAAGAATGGGAAGATTTTACTAATGGTAAAACAACTGCGTTAGATATAATTAAAGAAGTAAATCAAGACAAAAAAAGAGCAATGGCTTTAGCTTATGGTAATGAAAAACTAATCAAAGAATTAAAAGCTAAAAGAATAAAAACAGATATTGATTCATTTAAAAATGATATGAGTATTCTTGTTATAAAAAACGGAGAAGAGCCAATGGTATTTTATGAAGCTATTGACCCTAGTAAAGGAGAAAATATCTATCTTAGAATTCCTCCTGAATTTAAGGATAAAACACCCAAAGAAGCTAAATGTTGGACATTTAAAGCATTATGGGAAGAATATGAGCAAACAGGAATTATACCAGATTTTATAAATGAATCTTAATAATGAAAAACAATTTTAAAATATTCATACCAGGGAACGTACCTTCATCTAAAAATAGTAAAATATGGACAGGTAAATTTCTAATTTCATCTAAAGCGACAAGAGCATGGCAAAAAGAAACAGAAGATTATTGGGAATTACTAAAAGAAGATTTCATAAGCCATTTAAAAGACAAACCATATAAAATAGGATTCAAATTTATTAGAAATTCAAGACATAAATTTGATTATGTTAATCCACTCCAAACTATACAAGATGCAATGGTAAAACATGGATGGCTTGAAGATGATAATGCAGATGAATTATTGCCAGTCCTTGAACCTTATGAATATGACAAAAGTTGCCCTGGAGTAGAAATAATTATTTATTAAAATACCAAGAATGAAAGATACTATAAAGCGTGAAATTAAATTCAGAGCTTGGCATAAAAATAAAAAAATAATGATGACTAAAGCTGGAAGTTTAGAATTTTTTAATGATAAATTTATAGGGATCGGTGGTTTTAGTGAATATGGTTATCATAAAGCAAAAGATATAATACTTATGCAATTCACTGGTTTGTTAGATAAAAAAGGGAAAGAGATATATGAAGGCGATATAATCAATTATGCTATCCTAAATAATATGGGAGAAATAATATATAATGAAAATGGAGAACCAAGAGTAAAATTAAAAGCATCTCATATTTGGTTTTCACAACGAGAGGCAAATGAACAAGTAGAAATTATAGGCAATATTTTTCAATCAAAACATTTATTAAAAAAATTTATGAAAGACACTATAGAAGTTCCAGTTAAATGGCTTGAAACACTTTTAAGACTTTCTAATCAATGCAATAAAGATCAAGAAAAATGGTTTGAAGGGGAAAATCCTCTTATGCCAACATCTGTTAGTAGATTGATTGGATATTCAAGTTCAGCTAAAACAATTATTACCAATGCAACAACCAATCATAGATAATAGATTTGAGCTAATTTAATTTTAAAAGAAAATAGATAATAGTATAATATAGAAGTAATCTTAGCCCTAACAAGGAGCGAAGGATTCACTTCATGGGGCGAGGGGGTCAAAATCTTCCTCGTCCCAATTCCATATGTTAAATAATTATTTAATCAACTAACATATTTATTAAGGTGAGTATCCCTTGACAACAAGTACATAGTAATATTATATAGTATTTAAAAATATCCCTTGACCACATAAGTTAAATCGGAACTCTAATCTTACAGGTAGCTGTGCTCAATAATACAGAGCGCGTAATTTCTGTAAGAGGACTAGCCAATTTCTTAGGTGTGAAGGGAGGAGGTACTTATTGGAAAATGAAAAAAGGAAAACCAGACAACTCTATGCTTCCTGAATTTGTATCCGCACAATATTTGGAACCATATATAACCGACGAGGCAAAGGAACTCTTGATCAATACCATTACTTACTCGGCGCTCAATGGACAACCCGCCGAGGGGATTAAAGCTAAGATATTGCCTAAAATATGTGACGTTTGGGTGAAAGCGCTTAATGGAGGAAAATTGAACGAAAAACAGCGAGAAGTGGCTAGCAGAGCGTATTTATTGCTTAGCGCTTTTGCTGAAATAGGAATAACCGCACTTATTGATGAAGTAACGGGTTATCAAAAACAAAAAAACGCATATGAAAAAATCCTTGAGCTTTACATAGCAAAGGAACTTCAGCCATGGATAATGACTTTTGATGAGAATTACTACAAACAACTCTATCGGCTCTTAAACTGGGACTGGGATGCTTTTAAGGGGGGTCAAAATCTTCCTCGTCCCAATTCCATATATCAATTTCAAAAATAGCCATCGTATCCATTTCGATTATACAACAGCTATTTACTCATCACTCAAGGATTCCAAGTGGCGAGTGAAAAGTAAATTTATAATGCCCCGCCTTGTTTTCCCTTCTCATTGAATAAAATAATTTTCTGCTATTTTTATTTAAAAGTCAAGGTTTGTCCTTTTTGGACTAAATAATGGATCGGCAAACTACCAGGGACTATTAAAACTTTTCCTTCTATAGTTGCCATTACTTCAACTACTCCATCATTGATTAAATCCAGCATTTCATCTGTAACATATTCAGGCTGAATTTTAAAATTTTGTTCTTTAGTCATCTTATGGTTGTTCCGACAATCGCTTTAAGCATTTTTAGGAATTTTATAAAGCCCTGTGACCATTAAACCATAAACCAATCCATTTGTCACAGTCATAGAAGCATAATCCCCTACAATATAACAGTTAGCAAATACTCCTAACAGAACTGCGATCACTGGCATAACTCGATCTCTCCAAGATTCAGGGATAAATCCTTTGAAGATTTGCGTTAAGCCTAGAATCAATGCACTCACTTCTACTATTTCCATAATTATTTACATTAAAAAATAAATTGTTTACTAATAATTTACTTTGTCCATTCTATAATACGTTGAGCAAATGTTCTCCACTTTTCGCATTCCTCTTCTGTCATTTTGGAATCATATTGATTAGGGAAGTGCTTTGTATACCATTCCTTAGCCGTTTCTTGCATTTCTTTCGATATAAAGGCCATTGGATCGACGTAATGCCTGTTTACCCATTCCTTAGTCTTCCCGCACGGATAATAGCCGAATTTACGCCAATGCGTTGATTGTATGTTGTAGCAATCGACATTGAAGATTTCAAAATGAAGATGAGCTGACTTTGTCCCTGTTTTTCCACATTCTGCAATTTGTTCTCCTTCTTTTACTGGCTCTCCTAATTTAGGAATTGGGAGTTTGTTAAGATGAGCGTATCTACTCCATAATTGATATTCAGGATGATAAAGAATAATAAACCATCCAAAACCACCATTTTGAGAATTTAAAGTAGTAGGCTGTGGAGATATGTATTCTACTGTCCCATCAGAAAAAGCATAAATAGGGTTGCCTAAATCTGCATCACCGATTCCAAAGTTAAAATCTTGACCACAATGGTAAACTTTATGATCTGCATACCATTCAAGCCATGAAAGCCCTCTATGCGGTAAATCATAATCCATTGGATATTTAGACATATTCAAAATTTACAGAATAAATAGACTGGACTTCATTCATTACACTATGAAAATCAATATACATATATCCTAATTTACCCCAATCTTCTCCCCAACTATTCTCAACGAGGAAATAATTTTTCCATGACCATACTCCTACCTTGGCTATTCTTGGAACGAACATGGCATGATGGCTTGTGACTTTCGTTGTACGAGGGATATAAAAACAATCATTACTTAGATTGAAAACAGGCTCTCCTTTCTTTCTGTTTCTTATTTTAACGATAAAGATTATTTTTCCAGAATTTTTGAATAAAGTTTCTCTAACTCTGGAGATATAATTTTTATCATTATCTTTCAATCTATCATTAAATAAGCATTCAAAATCTTTTACTTTAACATTCCTAATCGGATCGTTTTTCAATCGTTGTAAAAGGATAGGCAATCTGACCCCTTTCTTTTTATCCCATTTTTGCTTATCCATGTATTGATAAATCTCCTCTTCTGAAAGAGCGACTCCCAATTGAGATTCGATGGCATTGGCAATGCTCATTGCCGTACATGTCCCTCCTTTTTGATCGAAGATCTTATTCATTAAGTAGCAATTTGAGTACTTAGAATAGCAAGAATTAAAACCATCAATATCGCTCCTACGCAAGAGCCTAATACTCCAAAAAAGATTTTAGAATATTTACCATCTGCGCTAATTAAATTCATTTTATTTTGTAAATCTTCTTTCGTAGCAAACATTTCTCCCATTTTATCCATTCGATCATTAACAGATTTGAATCCTTTTTCCATAACATCTCTTATTGCATCCAAAGATTCTTTTATAGATGATATTCTTTCAACTGTTATGGCAGAATTTTTTTCTAGCATTTCGATTCTTGATTCAAGAGCTTGAATTTTATCTTCATTTTTTTTTATTCTTGAAGATGCTATTTTATATCCTTCGCATTTTGTAAAATCAGCTTGAGGCATAGAAGTTAATTATCTCCAACAAATATAAGTATAATCTATTGTTCTTCCACCACCTACTTGAGTCCAAGATAAAGTAAATCCATCTCCTCCAACTGCAGATATGGTAGCAGTATATCCAGCCCCTCCAGATTGAATATTTACAATATTGGTAGTATCAGCAGCGGAATTAGCAGATGCCAATCCATTAAAATACATATAAATTGTATTCGTATTTGTTCCATCATATCGTCCTAACGATATTCCTGGGTTAGTTCCTGACCCTCCGCTATCAACCGTTGCATGAATTTCAATCAATGATGGTTGAAAGCCAACTCCTGTAATTGCTTGTGTTGCTGTACCTCCGGCCCATGTATTATTTCCGACTGCATATAATTTAGTACCCTCTGTTCCATTATGAACATGAGTAGTAAGAACATCTGTTCTAAGATTATTATATTCAGATGCAAGAATGTCATTGCCGGCAGATACGGTTGAAGATGTAGGCATTATTCAAATAAATTATTGTATAAGTTTGAAAGTTCTTGTTTCCCCCATTCTCTTTTCATAATATTTAATTGATATTTTACTTTTATTTTTCTCTCTTCTTCGGTTAAATCTTTTTCTTCATTCATTTGTCTTATGACTTCATAACATTCATCAATTTCATTTTGTATTCCTTGTATGCGTTGCTCAAATGCTTTCTTAATTTTAATCATCAAGAAATGGTTATAGTTGATTCTACTGTTAGGGTCTCTGTTACTGATTTAGCAATCGTAGTTGTGAGAAAATGGCTTAATAGTTGTCCGGTATTTGCTACTCCTGTTCCATCAATATGCCATCCGGCTTCTTCAAATGTTCCCGATGTTTCTGTCGCTGTATAAAAATTTGAAAGATAAGCTACATTTGAACTCGTAGCAGCAGAAGATGTGGCTTTGCGATAGGTTTCAGTAGTCAATTGAGTATCTCCATTTGCAGGTGCTGTATTTGATGTGCCAAGACTCCCATAATTCACTCCATTATCTGCGCTATAAGTAATCGTTCCTATAATCCATTGAGCCAGAACTGATCTGCCGGCTGTAGGTATAATATTATGGACTTCAACTTGATTTACAAGAGTTAAATCCTGCATTGCTTTATAAAGCTCTTGTAAAATGTTATATCTTTGAGATGGCTTTTTTATCGTATCAAAAACATATTGGATTTCATCTAGAATCTTCTTAACTTTAGGATGTCGGATGTCACAAGTTGTGATCTTATGTATCCCGCTCATTGATGATGATGATGATTCTTTTGTGATCATAGTATAATTATACCTTATAAAATAAATTTTTAAAAATTATCCCCATTGTGCTAAATTCCACCTGGAATCAGAAGCATCAGGCTGCCATACATATGGATCTGTAGTGACATCTCTTTCCGTAACTGTGTCGGATGTGGCAGTTATTGTAATCGTAGGAGATTCGGAAGCGCTTTCTGCCGGAACGATAGTATTCACTTCTGATAATGTAATCGTTACATTTTCTCCAGTTATAAGATCGACAGTTTCATCTTCATCAATCAATCTTTCAGATAAGCTTATGGATAATTGCTGGAAATATTCAATCAATCCAAATAGAGATGATGCACAAGTAACGGAAAAATCAGGGAAATCCATTCCATCATTATATTTAATCTTAACTTTTTGGATTACATAATTATCATTGATTCCCTTACCTGAATCAGTAACAGAAATTATTTGTCCACTTTCTAAGCCTTCATAATTTGTATCAAAATCAATTTCAACTAGAGCATTTGAATAAGCATCTATTTCAGCTTGCGCTCTATCTCTGCAAGCCTGTGTACTATCTAAAGACTCATCAGTTATAACTGCTCCATCATATACCCCGTCTCCTCCAGTTAGAGCTTTCATTGTTGCAATTGAAGCATTGTCCTGAACAGAAACACGAATGGGAATAATCTCATAATAAGAGAATAAAAGAAATTCACTAGTGACTAAAGTTGCAGTTGCGTCAGTAGCCCTTATTGACTTTTCATTATAATTTGAAACATAATCCACAGTTGTTTCATCAACTAGAAATTCAACCCCAACTGTTTTATTGGTAGCGAATTTTGAAAATGTATCTCCGTTTGTTTGTGCTGTAACAGTTTCGACAGTGAAATTATCAGGATCAACTAAAGTTATTTGCCTGACAGCATTGCTTCGTGTTCTATTTACAATATAATCTCCTGTAACTAATCCATGAGTTGTTGCCGTTACGTTTGTAGTTGTGGTCCCAGCCTCGCAAGTATCAGTAGAAGTATTATTGTCCATATAAATAGTCAATCCCGAAAATAAGGATTTCATCAGCCACTCACGCGATGCTCCATCACCTTCTACGACTTGTTTATAATATGAATCAGAAGTCTTTGTACCACCTCTTACAACTTGTCTATTTTTAAGCTGAGAAGTATCAATGTCTACGGTTAAATCCTCAAAATTGTCACTGGTTGAAGTGATGGTAAAAGGAGCGACATTAGTTTCTCGATCGAATAATCTTATATTTTTATCATAATCAATATACCAATATTTACCCAAAGTATCAGCAATCTTATCTAGAAACACTGTAGGCTTTAAAAAGCTCGATCTTATATCATCAAATTCGGAAGAGGTTTCAATATAAGGATAATGAGCAAAATAACCATCAGCCAATATTCTCATTCCATCAATAGTAAAGCTACTACTGGATGTTATTTCTTGAAGTGCCAATTGAACATAATCTATTGCAGTCCAGTCTGGAGTCCCCGCTATAGCGTCAGGTTTGCGTAAATCAATAATATAATAAACCCATTCTCCATCATTATCTGAATCTATAATGAAATCATAAACACATCTTGCTCCTGCGGCGCTTCCTATGCTTATAAGAAATCTTCCGAATGTAGTTGAGTCTGTACATTTCATCCAAAATCCTAACCACCCTTTAGTAGGCAATCCAGAAGATACACCTACAAAATCAGAATAATCACCAAGTGAAGTTGTGTTTAGCCAACTACCAGCCCCAGTATTAAATGTATAAGAGAAATCTCCTGCATAAATAGTTTCTTGATAATCAGATGAATCAGTCGTCGGATTATTCCCATCTCCTGATTCAGCCCAAACTGCTTGAATTGCAGCATTGTCAGCATATTCAAATGAATCGATAAGTTTATTATAATTGATTGTTGAATTACAAAAATCATTGATTACATATCTGGCATCGACATCTTCCCATGAATCATTGACTAATTTACGATCAAAAATCTTTGTATAATCTGTCGCCCCAATATCAAACTCAACATCTGTAAGTAATTTAGGATTTTCTTTACTTAATGAAGATATGGTTCCTGCAAAGATTTTCTTCCCTACTAAATAAATATTCGTTTCATCATAAAGCCTAACATGGTCTAACCTACAATCAGTTTGGTCAACATATCCTGCAGCATAAACAAAAAGCAAAGAGAATGTATCAACAGCAGTCACAACAGGCGTGCCTGAATCAGAAGCAGAAGCCCAATCAAATTCAACATAATTCCATCCAGCAGCCAAAGCATCCCCATAATAATCTGTAGTTACAGATTTATACCAAGTATCACTTAATGAGCTTCCCCAAAAAAACGATATATTGGTTAAATTCGTTATACTTGGAATATAAACCCACATTCTAAATTTCCCAGTATCTTCATAATTAGTAAGATTATGAGTAGTAGTTGAAGTTAGATCTATTTCAGCATTGTTTGCAGCTGATTGTGAAACATCAATATCGAAATTCACGCATCCTCCTTGAACAGCAAAACGATTTCCGTATTTAAATAAAGTTGAATCAGTAGTGACGTTTAATGCATCCGTTCCTGCATTGGCTGACCAATTCCCGAATCTTGAAGAAGTAGCATAATTACAAGTATGAATCAATAAACTTCCAACAATGTTCTCTTGTATATTTTCAAATTCTATATTCACGGTATTGCTTACATCTCCTTCCCTGACTGCAGAAATTATTACTTTCTCTTCATCAGATGTTCCTATTCCTAAATATAATGATTGACCTTCTCTAAATTTATTATAATCAAGAATAGATAAACCTGACGCAAGCTTATCTTGAACAACTAAATTGCCTCCTTTGGAAAGATAGGAAACGAAATTTGAATCATTATGAATTAAACTATATATTCTGACATCTTCAATTATTCCATCAAACGTACGATCATTCCCTGATCTATTCCCAATATAAAGATCATTCCCAATATCTGAATCTCTTGCCCCTATTGGCGTAGCTTGTTCAGTCACAGAAACAGACACTCCATTGATATAAATAATAGGATCATTTGTTGTTGCATAGGAATTATAATCAATTACAATGTGTGTTCTTTCATTTAAAAGAATAGAATCAACAGGGGTTATCCATGTTCCATCTGCTGCCCCATCAAAATAATGTTGAAACACTAATCTGCATCCTGTAGCGGTTTCATTTTGAAGTAATATAAACCAACCAGTAGCGCCTGACGCTGTCTTATCTAAAATTCTTCCTATATTACTCTCGCCATCACTATCTGGGTCAATCCAAAAAGAGACCCTTCCACCTCCATCCCATATATTCTGTATTACTTCGCTATCAATAATTTGAACATAATCATTTGTCCCATCAAAATCTAAAGCAGTCCCGAATAATCCTTCTACAAAGGTAGCTCCGGATATTGTCCCATTATTTCTAAAAATTGATGAATCTAGGGCCGTAGAGCCGCTTCCTTCATTAAAGCGCCACCACCCTACCATTCCATCGGTTAGATCGGCTAAAAAGGGCACAGAATCGTAAATTTGGGTATCCTGTGAATAGGATGGCGAAGTAGCCCCATTGATTAAATTAAAATCAGCTGTGTTCGATGTATTTTGAATTTGATCGGATATTTTTAAAGAATCATCTTCTAAATAGTTAGTATAATCTGTGTCATTGATTCTTAAATGAAGCATATTAAAACGCTGTTGCTACTGAAAAATGTTTTTTAAATTCTTTCATTATAGGATTACCGATCTTTTCCATTACATCATCCGTGCTCAAAACATAAGGATTATTTATGTTTATTGTTATCCCACTCATTTGCCCTGCTAATGCTTTTTGTTGAGAAGCATTTAAAACAAGCTCGCCAGGAGTTAGCATTGCAGGGACCGTATCAGTGCCACGAGCTTGAAAACCATCAGCAGCATAAACCATTCCTCCTTGTGCATAACTCTTAACTAAACCACCAGAAGAAAATGTGACAGATTGAAAAGATTTAATCGCTTCGTTGATTCTATCCAATTCAAGGATTACAGCATCAACATAATCTTCGGTTGCAAGTAAATTATTATCTAATAAATCTTGGTAAAGAATTTCTGCATCATCTTCTAATGCGTGAATTTTATTCCACATCCCCTCGGCTGAGAGATAAACATCTTCTCTGTGTATTTCTTCTAATTCAAGTTGATCTTGTAATTCAGTCATTGTTGCATCGTATTCGTTTTGAGCGATAACTCTTTTTTCATTATAAGTTTCAATAGCTTGTTCAAGTTCAGTTAATCCGTTCCATCGTTTTACTTCTGCAATTTCATTTTCAAGATCGATTTGATATTGTTTATTTGCTTCTAATGCCTCTTGTTCTTTTAAGATTTTTTCTTCTAAAGCTGCTATTTCTTCTTCATCTCTATCTTCTGCATCTTTAGCTTTTTCATCATCAAGATCACTTTGCCAATCAGCTATATTTTGTTCACTGGCAACTATTGCTTCTGCTAATTCTTCCCTATCTGCTGCTTCTTCATCTAAAAATTCAGCAGTAAGATCAGCCATGCTTTCTTTTAATGCGGCAATATTTTCATCAATTTCAGCTATTTGTTCGGCAAATGTTGTGTTTATTTCTTTTATTCCTTCTGTCATATTCAATTGAAGACTAAGCATCGTTTCTTCCGCATCTCCTAATGCTTCTGTCAAATCCTCAATAGCAGATGAAGCACTTGAAGCCCCTCCTCCACCCCCACCACCTCCTCCAGTCCCAGCTAGATCTTCAAAAGAAGATTTTAATCCGCCTGTTTTTGTAGTCATTGAATCCATTGCCCAAACAACTTTCTTTTCACCTTCAGAAGCTAAATATGAAATTGATGAAATTGAT